GTAAAATATAATTTTTATAATCGACCATAAAAATCATAAATTATGACGTTAAAAAATAATAAAATAATATGAGAAAAATAAATAAAAGAAATATATAAAAAGAAAGGGAACGAAAGAAAGAGAGCTTTCGCTCTCTTCAGTCTTTTGGATATGGGATAAAATCATAATGAACCTTACTCCCCTCTCTAAGTTTTAAATATCCGTAATCGACAAGAGCTTTGACAGCTTTATCATAGGCAGTCTTTCCAATTCCAGTCATATTTTTGAAATCTTCTTGACTTAAACCTACTATATATTCGTTCTCATTCTTAAAAATGTACTCCCAAAGAATAGCACATACTGGATTTCCAGTCCTTTTAGCTACCGCGCAGACATCACTCCAATAAGCCACAATCATTGAGCCTCCCGCGCCGACCAGTTTTCCATTACTAAACTCTTTGTGGGTTGTTATTCTTTTTTGATTAGGGAAAAATTTCCCATTTTGATTTTGATTGGACATTCGACTTACCTCCGCTCCTTAGAGTACTTCTCCATTTCTTGTCGAAGCTCTGGTGTATCTTCAAATATCCAATTCACAAATTTTGGATGGGCGACATCTGGAACTACACGAATAAATTCAATACCATTCTCTGTTATTCTTTCTGCCAAACGCCGGCTGTATATGCGAATTGTTTTCATCAATTATCCTCCTGCTGATTGAAAAAATTATCAATTAACTCTCTCAAAAAATCACTAATTGTAATTCCCTTTTCTCTACAATAACCCCGAAGCTTATCATCCATCCTATCATCAAGATAGGTCTTTATCATATTATCATATCTAATCTTCATTTTTTCTCACCTCCCAATTATAAGTAGACTTATTCTGTCCGACGTCCTATAATTTGGTACCTTTTGTCCTAAAAGAAAAGACAGGACTCACGCCCTGTCCTCTTTCTACTGAATACTACCCGTCACATCCACGCCATTCAAACTTACATAAATCAAAGTTCCAGTAGCATCACAAATTCCAACTACTGCATCCATACCAACGGCCTCTTTACAAGCAACACTCAAATCGTTATACCCCTCATCTAGTCCAATAAGATAAATTGTTTCAGTGGTTAGTCCAGGTTCGAGAATTACTACTTGATATCTACCATCAGCAATCTCAGTTAGAACTCGATTTCCATAAGTCTCTTCTAGAAGCTCGTCGCACTTCTGTACCATTACAGCGGTAGTATCTGTCTCAATAGGCGGAGCGACTTCGGTAATTTCCTTTGACCCGCAACCTACCATTACTACAATCATCATAAGTGTCAGGACCATACTAACAATCTTCTTCATATCTTCGAATCCTTTCAAATATTTTTTAGTCCATAAATCTCGATAAACTTTCCATTCTTCATCTCGGTATACCAATACTGGTCGCTATGGTAAAAAATTCTAACTCTAATAGGCGTTCCATCATTATCAAAAAGTTCCTTGGAAATTACCAGACGCCCATATCTCAAAAGGTCTCTTCCAATTTCTTCCATCTTAGACCTCTCCAAATGCACTTGCCTCTGTGAGTTCATCTACCGTCTTTAGAAGAACTCCATTCATTTGCCGGTGATGTTCAGTCGCCTTTAGAAGACTTTTAATGGTTGCCTGCAAAGTGCGTAGCTGTCGGGCTCCCTCAAGCAGAATAGTATTACACTCCTCCAATGACCCACCGCAAGGACAAAACTGACACTCATTTCTATTCGCACAATATTCCAAAGTATCACAAATCAGCTTAGTATTCATCTATCTTACTTCTCCTTATTCAACCAATAAACTGTTTTCCCATGCTCATTCTTTGAGGAGCCTGCCTGACCTCTTGCGACCATTGCACGCATTGTACCTGAGACCTGAGCTGGAGTCATTTTGAATTGATACATCTGCATCGCCATTCCAGCGATTCGTTCCGCTGTCTGGCAACTAAGTCTTTCCAAAACACCAACAATAACTTCTTGCTTAGTCATTCGTATATTTTCTCCTCAAAAATCGAATTTCCTTGTCAACCATTTCATCAATAGAATCGACACCAAGGTCATTACAATAATCTTCATAACTCTGGTCATACCAGCTCCAATTATCTACTCCGCCCCGCTCAAGAGCACAATAGCAAGCAGCCTCAAATACAATACCCTTGAAATAGTCAGTATTGAAAAATTCTTGAAGAGTCATCAAATATCCTCCTGGTCACAACCATAGCCCTTAAAATACCCGTCCTCAATCAATTCATCCTCATAATTTTCATAGAGCGCGATAGTCATATTCAGAATGTCATTACCATAATACTTCTCAACAACCTGCGCGCCCTCTGCGAAAGTTGAACCATTCGCCCAACCTTTATAAGTACGCTCCTTTTTTTCATCATCATCCCAATAGACTACCTTATAACGAACCATATAATTTTCTCCTTTCTTAATAAACCATCTCAGCAGGTACGTAGCCCTCTTTGAGAATTGTTCCCATTGCCTTATAATGCATAAGACCCGACTTGCCCTTGCTCTTCACCACAAGACCCTTATCAACTAGCTCGTTCAAAATTCGAGCCATCTTTTGAGGAGTAACTTCAACTAAATCCAAATTTCCTTGTTGGATTTCTTTGCTTGTCATATCTCTCTGTGCTTCTGCTAACACAATCATTGCTTCTGTGGTCCAGCGCTGAGTTAACTCTTTACTATATTTAGAACGAGTATAAGACATTACTGACGAGCCTCCTTTACATTACAGATATAAAGCTCTACTACTTCGTTGTTTTTGAATTGAATAAATTCAGAAACTTCATCATTTATTTCCATTTCAGATAAACCGTTCTCCGCACCCATTTCAGCTGTAAATTCTACTCCAGCATTAACCGCGTCGTCATGACTCTCAAAAGCCTCTATCTCATTTAGACACTTATATCGAAGCACAAATACCTCTTTCATCCTCAAATCCCCTTTCTTATTTTCTATATATATTATATCCTATATTCAGAAAATTTTCAAGTTCTCTTTTGAAAATACTGTTCAAAATCTTCCTGAGAAGCATCAGAATAGTTTAGTGGACAGGAATTCTTCCATTGAAACTCTTCCGAAGTCATAAGCTCACTTTCTTTTGCCTTAAAGAAAACTCCGCTCCGATTTTCTCTACCAGTCATTTGGGAGAACAAATGAAAAGCATTATCATAGTAGTCATGAGGGTCCACAGCATAAAAGGTCAGCTTATACACCTTAGCCATTACTCATTATCCTCCCATACAAGCTCTTTCTTCGCTAGCGCGGAGTCAGCATAGTCAAATTCCAAGCAATAAATACCAAGAGCCTTTTCATCACACCAAAACTTCATTACATACCCAGCGTGCGTCAGAATCTTTATTAGAGAGGTAATGTCCTCCCACATTTCTTTTTCAGATTCATATTCAGTCTTATCAAAAGTTATCTCACTCATTGCACCCTCCACACTTCCCGCAAACCTGAGTTCCTTCTGGAACAGGAGCCCCGCAAGCTACACAGGTATCAACATTACTGATTTGCTTCATTTCACAACCAATGAAATCAACTTTGCTACTCCAGTAGCAGCAATCCCTCAGCAGGCAATCATCGCAAATCATTTTATAAGTCTCCTTTCTCATTTTCTATATATATTATATCAAAAATTTAGAAAAATTTCAAATAAAAAACTCCCCAGGTTCTAAACCTGGGGAGAAGATTTTATTCTAGAATTTCATTTACACGGTCCTGAACAGCGTCATAATCATATCCAGCATTTTCAAGAGCCTTACGACGAGCAGAGCCATTACCCCAGTCTCCACGAATTACCTCTCTGGCCAATTCGTCAATTGACTTCTTAGGAGTAGAAGGCGCGCCCTCTAAAATTTCATTTACGCGATTCTGTACGGCATCATAGTCGTAACCAGCGCGCTCTAAACGGACGCGACGGTTGGAACCATTGCCCCATTCACCACGAATTACCTCTCGGGCTAACTCATCCACAGACTTCTTAGAAGGAGCGGGAGTAGGTACTACTTCAGGAGCCTTACCATCATTAAAACTAATTCCAAAGTAATCACAAATGCCATGAGCAACCGTCTCACCAATCAAAGTTGTGTTCTCAACAATCCACTTTGCCGTATTCGCGTTATCATGGAACTCACACTCACAATAGGCAGTAGGAGCAGAAGGAACTCTTACTTCATAAAGAGAAGCATCTGCGCGGATGCTCTCACTATTACCAGGCGTCACAGGCGCGAGTCGAGCAAAAATAGCCTTACAGGCTTTGTGGCCCTCACCACCATCGGCGTAGTAGAACATGCGAGTTCCACTTACAGAGCCATTGAAGGCATTAGTATGGATAGGCACATGAAGGTCGGCACCAAAAGCATTAGACTTCTGGCATTTCTCCTGCATTGACTCATCGTGCATTAGCATAACGTCAATACCATTACGAATTAGGGCCGCCTTACAAGCCTCCGCAATCTTACCACACTGAACAGCCTCGGTGGTGTTGCCATAGGCATAATGATTATCATACTGGTTTGAGGGGCTTAGAAATACTTTTTTAGACATTTTGAGTCCTCCTTTTTATTTGAAGTTAATTATCGATTTTGATTTATTATTTGCAATAGCTATATCTGTGCTGTTACATTCCAAGAACTATATTTCCATCCGCTTTTATAGATGAATGGAATCCCATATAAAAACTTATTTCCGTTATAAATCCTAGCTAATTCGGTATGCTTAGTTGAAACTTGTGTTTGACTATCCGAAGTTCCTACTCGAAATTCACACTTATTAGTTATTGCTTTTCCACCTGTTGAGTCATTAACAACACAATAAGCATAGGTATTGTCATAGGCACTATGGGAAAGTGTTCCTGTCAAACTCTTAGAGGTTCCAACAATTGTAGTTCCTTTATACCATTTGTAGGTATATCCAGTTCCTCCTGAAGGATTACAAGTTAGCGTAAAGCTGCCTCCATCATAACCAGCTATGAATTCTGGAATAGGCTGAACAGATATAATATTTACGCTTGGAGGAGGTGGGGCAATTTGAGGGAAGGTTATTGTTCCTGATACTGAAAGAGAATATGGAGTATAAGTAGTCTCATTATTAGAACACCACATAGCTGATACTCTAAGAGAAGTAGCAGAAGTATCGGTTACTTTTACAGTTTTACTTCCAATGGTGTACCAACCAGCTGAGCTAAAATTATATGTTTGATAAACTTTTTCTCCTTGAATAACGTAATAAGCGCTATTTGTATCTCCATTGTAAGAGTATCCTGTTGCATCATATACTTTTAGGGTCAAAGTAATTGTAGTAGCTGAGGCTGATTGACTATATGAATATTCAAGCCTTGCATACCAATTTTTTGAGGATTTTGGACCATCAAAATAAGCCATTTACTCACCCCTTACGCAGTTCTCTTCCAAATATATATACTTAGATAAGGAGGCATATTGTTGTGGGATTTTCCTCCACCAGTAGTACCGGTCAAAGAGTTGCGGCTGATATCAAACGCTGTTGTGGAATAGGGATAATATCTTCCACTACCACTCTGAACGCCCATATCACCCACTTCGAACGCCTTCTTACTATTGGTGATAAAGCCAAAATATCCTGACTGGTTAGCCGGGTTGTGTCCATGGCTGGGCATCTCCTCTGTCGTCAGGGTATGACTGGCTTCGCCGCCTTGACTCCCCGCAGGATAACTACTACTCATTCCAAGTAAGAATTTGCCTTGAATCTGCTCCCAAGTTCCTCCAAAGAGCGTCCCAGGATTTGTACTATTTACATTCATATAAATAGAACCGATTGGGTAGACATTATCCAACACAAAATTGGTTTCGGCTGTCTGAAAGAATAATTGGTTGGTTACTGGACTACTGGGTAAAGTAGCACCATAATCTGTCCCCGAAGTGAGCTTGATGCCCTTCATAGTCAGTGCACCTGTCATAGTCCCACCGGAGAGAGATAACTTCTTTCCTAATTCAGCATTTATAACTTTATTTTGAACGGGATTAGTTGATGAAGCAGACAGCTCGCCGTCTACTATTGTTTTATTTGCCCCAGTGGCAATTCCGTCTAACTTCGTTTTGTCCGAAGCGCTCATAAGACCTGGAGTTGAAGTAGAAGCTACTCCTGGAACCATATCTTTCAGGTTCTTGATTTGAGTAGTGCCATCTCCCGCGCGTAAATTAGGAGGATTGTTTCCATCTCTAACAATTAGAAGTTCTCCATCTTTTAGGGTTTCTGTACTACTATTAGCTATTACTTTCGTAGTTCGCTTTGATTGAATAGAACTATTCACTGTCAAAATTTCCTCATATGCCATTATCTTACCTCCATAAGTAGTATTTTCCATCACTACTATTATAGATAATGGGGGTTTGTTTTGTTGTAGGGACGGAGGTTACGGTTGACATAATTTTGTCTTGTTTTAGGGCTATTTCTCCTCTAATTAAAGAGATAAGAGTTTTGAGAGAGTTCTCTCCTAAAATTTTCATTTTTCTTCTCTCCTATTTATAAAATACTAAAATAATCATTTTTTATTGTTTGAAGAATTTTTTAACTTTATTTGGTAATGAATTACTCAGTATCTGGGTGCTGCTCTCAATCAGTATAATCGTAAACGATGGTGGCATTGCTCGCACCCCAAGGAGCATTTGCTACTTGCCCCTGCGACCACGGAACATAAATGGTAGACAGTTTTGGGCATCCGGAAAATACCCCAGTTGGAATTGAGGATACCGGCTCGTAAATTTGACCGTTTCTAACCCAGTACAATTGGCAAATGCAAAATCTCCGATTGTAGTTAGTGCGGGGGGGGAAGGGTTATTGATGCGAGACCTGTACCCTGTCTAAATGCATAAGCTCCAATCGAGGTCATTCCAGACGGGAAGGTCGTCAATGCTAATTTTGGACAGTACTGAAATGCGGCTGTTGGCAATGAAGTAATCCCAGAAGGGAGACTTGTTAGTACCATCTTTGAACAATTCCTAAATGTGTAATCTCCGATTGAGGTAATTCTAGAAGGAAGACCTGTCAATGCGAGACTAAAGCAATCCCTAAATGCCTGGTCTCCTATTGATGTAATCCCAGAAGGAAGGCTTGTTAACGCTAGCTTTGAACAATCAGAGAATGCAAAATCTCCGAGCGAGGTAATTCCGGGTGGGAGACTTGCTAATTGGAGCTTTGGGCAGCGATAAAAACCATTATCACCAATTGCAATTACATTGTCTGGCATATCTACTGATGTCAATTCCGCCAAATAAGCGAATGCATACTCTGGAACAATTGTTCCTCGAAATTTAGCAGTAAACACTCTACCAGAACTGTCGAGGGACGTATACTCTATATAAGGGCCTGTCGGCGAACCTCCGTCGCCAACCACGTTTACTGTTACATCCACTTTGCTTAGCGCATCATAGCTGGTGTCCGGAGTGACAGTGGTGATACCATTAGAGGTAATAGTAAGAGCTTTTTCTTGAAGATTTATATTGCTCCCAGTCTCTATCGCTTCAATCTTCTGAGGGATTTCACTTACTTTCATTCCGCCAGTAGTTCCAGTTTTATTTCTAACTGAATCAGCAATAGCAACCAAATCACTTTTTTCACATAAAACTTTACTCATAGCGTGACTTCCTCAGATAGTTCAACGCTACTACTTCCATATAAGGTACTAATTTCTTCAGAAGTAAATTCTTTATCTGTAAATTCTAACTGAGAAAGTAAAGTCGTTCCATCCCCAATTTTAAATTGTAAAGTATCATTATAAATAATGATTTCTCCCTTTAGAGGGACGAAATTTACCGCTTTTGCCCAGTTTTCAGAGGTATCATTTTTGTTCTGAATCCTGGTTTTTATTTCCTTATTCGCCATTCTTACCTCCTTATAGGCATAAAATAAACAGACTTCACCTAAACTGGCCTGAAGTCTGCTTCTTTCTAACCTATCATTTCAAGGCAATAAATACCGGCTATCGCTTTCAAACCAGTTGGGAATTATCTCCCTACTTTATTATATTATATCGTAAATTTTGTAAAATTTCAAGTTTTAAGATGTGGGGAGCCGAAACTCCCCACCTATACATTTACTCGTTAGCGTTTCCGCAATTTAGAATCAAAGTCTCAGTACCATTTATCAAAAGATCGGTAGAAATCTGGGAGATATTTACTGCTTTCTCAGTAATCTTCAAAGCAGTTCCGCCTACCTTGATGCTTTCAATCTTATTGATCTGCGCGCCAGTTTCAATACCTTCAAGCTTAGTGCCTTCGGCATCACTCATTAGACGCTTACCAATCTCCTTGGCAACATAGCCTTTGGCTACGTCAGCCGTCTTAGCATAAGGCTCAAGAGCGGTAGTTAGACCGGCTTGCTGAATAGCGCTATCGGCTTTATCAAGACTACCCTGTACCGCAGTAGCTAACTTAGCCTTAGTAATACTTCCATCAGTAATAGAAGCAGTTACCTTGTGGTCGGCGCTGACTGCGATTTTTACCATATCGGTAGCGCCAGAGCCACTAGTCACATACTCAATCAAATTACCAACATTGATATAAACTTTATCATTAGTAGCATTCGCGAGAGTTAGGACCAGATAAGTGCCAGCGGTTTGACCAGCAGGATTAGTGACAACCGCACCAGACTTCACTACCATATCGGTAGGAATATCAATATTCACATCGAGGCCAGTGGCTTCCTGATGGACTGTATAGCGCTTTGCTAGACCTTCAACAGTAGAAGGAGTAACCGTTACGGTATAATCAGTTTGGGCAGGAATAGCACCAATCTTTTCATCGACATAACCAACTACCGTAGTGGCTTTTGAGCCTTCGGGAATGGAGCCAACTTTCTTAGAAAGAGCATCTACTGCACCCTGAGCATCAGTACCAGCTTTCTTAGCATTGGCGATAGCTGTGTCTTTGGCATTGGCATAACCTTGGGCCTCAGCCTTAGTAGCATAATTTTTCTTTTCGATTTCTGCCACGGCTTCTGCTAAGGTGGCTTTTGTTTCAGCTAGTTCATAGGCAGACTTTACAGTTTGCTGATATCCTTCTTCACCAAGAATTTCGGTCTTAGTGGCAGAAATCTTTGTATCAGCATTAGTTCCAGCCGTAGTAATAGCTTCAGTCTTTGCAGTGGCAATCGCTTTAGAAACTTTACCAGTAGTATCTACCTTTGCTTCAAGGGCATCTACTCGCTTAGTAATACCAGAATCGCCAGCAACAAGACCATCGGCGTAAGCCTTGGCATCAGCTAGAGTAGAAGAGGCCTTGTCATCAGCATAAAGCTTAGCACCTTTGATGGTATTAGAAGCTTTGGTATCAGCATCAGTTCCGACTAAAGCATCTTTAGCATTTCCAACATCTGTCATGGTAGCTACTTTATTAGTAGAACTATCATAAGCAGTATTGAATACTAGTTCATTTTGCTTGGCGTCTAGTGCAGTCTGTAGTCCGTCAATCTTGGAAATACCCAAGGTGGGTACATCGTCTGCAACTAGCTCGCGACGGCTAACCGTAATCTTACCGTCGGTCTCACTAACTGCGCTAACGAACTTTTTGGCAACGGCTTTATCAGGTACATCTAGCGTCTCAATCTTAGCTTGGGCATCGGCAATAGCCTCAGATTTAGCAGTAGCAGAAACACTATCAGCATATTTCTTTGCCCCAGCAATTGTGGAAGCAGAAGCTTCATCAGAATCAGCACCGACTAGTTCGGTCTTTACGGCGGTAGCATAGCCTTGAGCTGTATCATTCAAGGACTTTACAGTGGCATAAGCGCCATTCTGTAAACCATGAACAGCAACATCAGTACCATCTACAGAAATAGTACCATTAGTAGTACCTTCGGCAACACTTTGAACTGCACTGTCTGCTTTCTTTAGAGAAGCCTGAACAGCGGAGCTTAGCATTGCTAGGGTTAGAGAGCCATTTTTGACGGATGCAGAAACCTTATGAGTATCAGAAGTAACATTGATTTGGATGGCATCGTTTTCACCAGAACCACCCGTTACATACTCAATTAGGTCATCAACTTTGATGTAAAGCTTATCACTCGTAGCATTGGCAAGAGTGAGAACAATATAAGTACCAGCCACGGTTACGCCAGTAGGTAGATTACCAGTATTATATGTTTCTACAGAACCAGAACTCACAACCATATCCTTGGGGATATTGATTGCGGCACCAACGTTCGCTCCATCCTTGGTTAGATGATAAACCGCAGAAAAGCTTCCAGGATTCTTGTCAGCAACAATAGAATACTCAGGATGGGTTACATCAGGAACTAAAACCTTGAGACCGTCATCCTCAAGAGTAAGAGCATTGCCTTTGCCTTTTGATAGCTGGACACCAACAGTAGGAGCAGTAGAGGTTCCGCCAATTACTACAGAAGCATCAGTAGCTTTGACACTACCAACCTTTCCATTAGCAACAGCAAGAACATCGGCAATTTCTTTATAAAGACCAGTAGCTTCAGTATCAGTACCTGCTTCGGCACCAATCTTAGAAATTAGGTCTGCAACTTGGCCTTGTAGCGTAGCGACATCATGCGCGAGGTCGCCAGAAGCAGTGGTTTGAGCTAACTTGATAAGCGTACCAGCCTCATTAGAAATCATGAAGGCTTCACACTTATTGTCAGCAACTAAGGTCAAAATTTGACCAACATAAGCAGTAGCACCAGATTTTGCATAAGCTTCTAGTTCAGTCTTACTATACCAAACAGCAGTTGTATCAACAGGTGCAGGGTTTCCACGCTTTATACTAAGAGGGAAACCCATATAAGCGGCATCATTCATAATAACAGCCATTGTCTATTTCCCTCCTTATCAACCAATAGTTACGGTATATGTTTCACCAGCATCAATAGAAGCAGGTTGATAAACATATACATCATAGGCAGCAGCAGCGTAAGCATTAGCACCTTGAACCTGAACTTGTGTGCCTTGCTTTACGAATAGAGAAGTGACATCAGCATTTAGCGCGCTGGGCATTATTACTTTAGTAATTCTCCGGCCAGCAGGGACAGCTACCACTACCTTTTTGGCTCCCGCACCAGCTCCGAAAGTGGAAAGATTACCAGTGCCACTTGCCTTGTTATGAGCCAAAGCACGAATATTTGCAGAATTTAGAGCGACATCCTCAGTCATCGGGCCCCAGAACATATAACGGACGCCAATTAAGGCTTGACTAGAAGTGGCTGTTTTGGTGCCAGCTTTAATTTGACCATCTGCATAATCTGCCCCCTTATTCGTTTTAGGAATACTACCAGCAGAGTGAGCGATAGAAATACTAATCTTTTTTGTTCCATCTGCTACAATATTTTCAAATGTACCAGTTGCACCTGTTAGAGTCTTTCCGTCGCAAGTAGCTGTATAAGTTGTAGCACTAACTCCTGTAGGAGTAGGGCCATAAGAATAAGCCCCAGTATTCAAAGAGGCACTATAAGTTAGGTTCTTTTTTGTACCTATTTCAAAAGTACCACTATTGGCCGTAATACTAACTGAAGCACTAGGTTGAGTAGTGGTGGGATTTCTAGACTGAGAGAAAGCATCATCAATTAGACTATAAACACTCTGACCGGTGGATGGAACTTTAACAGAACCAGATGCATCGGGCTTATAACGACCAAATGCTTCCGTCAATTTTAGGTCTTTATCAAAATAAACATTCTCCGCAGAATAATTACCATCCATAGCTTTGAAACCAGTACCATCATGGATATAAGCAGTATAAGATTGTTTACCTTCTACAAAAGTTCTTACTACAACTGCCATATCTCCCTTCTTAGGATTAGTAATGACGCGTGCCAGTGCTTGGGCATCAGTCTCTCCCTCATTAGGAGTTACTTCTGTAAAAGCACTACGATTATTGTCAATAATTCCCTTGATGGTATCCTCATCTACACCAGAATACTTCAAAGTTTTCCAGTTATCAGTACCATTACCAATTTTTGTTTTTCCAGTATCAATTTCAACACCCATTTCGCCTTTTAGCAAAACTGGATTAGCACTAGTCCAATTTTCAGCCGTATCGTTGCGAAGTTGGATGCGGATGTTTAGAGTTGCCATAAACTCATTTATCCTCCTTTTCTAAAATTACGCCCCTCCTCCTGAGATAACCACATCACCTGTCTCTTCAGTATATAGCTTCTCAAAAGAAATCGGATTGACTTCCATTGTTCCATCTTCAAGAATTTTTATCTTATTAGGTTCATTAGAACTTTTTACTCCACCAACAGTAGTTTCTGTTCCAATACCTCCTGAACCCGTGCCACCTTTTTCAAGAGCCGTAATTCTTTTATCTAAATATTCCCAAGATAAGACCTGAGATTCTTCATATAAATAGTCATCAGGTTTCTC